GGTATGTTATCATTCTTGGCATTAGTTGGACAGGGCTTACTGTTGCGGCCCTTCCTATAGTACTCACTCAAGCGGTCATCACCAGCAGTGTTTCCCATCTCAGTCCTTATATCAGACAGCTTTATTGTTCCCTCAGTTTGTAAGGCCATTACTTAACCTCCATCTGTATGATTGCATATTTTTCTTTGGCCCCATGCTTCTTAAACCTTCTTAAGAATCCTCTGCGGCCCCTAATAGAGATCTTTTTACAGTCTTCTATTTTCGCTACTTCGTTAATGTGCTCCCAAACTAAATCCCAATCGTGTGCAGTTCCACACCACATTAGTACGTTTAGTTCTTGGCCTGCTATCTTAGTAACTGTTATTTGTGATACTTGAGTGGGGTCTTGATCTACAAAGGTGAGCCATAACTTGACCTCACCTTCAAAGAACCACCCAAGTATATCTCGTTCATTAAACTCTTCATTAGTATACTTACACCCTTCTGCAAGCATGCTTAAGATCAAGTCGTGATGATCGGCAAGGCTAGCTGGTGTAAGTCTTATGAAGTCTTTTCCATAATTTGACATACCACGGTTTCTCCAATTCAACTAACCTACTGGTCAGTGCTTCCATTTGATTTGCTAAGTGTTCTATAGCAGATGCTTGAACAGCAACTATCCTATCATAGTCTAAGGTTTGATATTCTTCACCGGACTTTGAATACATAGTTCCATCTTCTTCGACTTCAATATCGAAAGGTGCTCTTGTCATAAGCTCTGGGTAGTCTTCACCAATCTCTTGTGCAAGTAAACCTATCTCAACTTTATCGCCATCCCAGCCGCCTAACTCAACGCCCAGCTTGTTTGCAGTGTATCTAACTTTCTTCCACTTACATACATTAGCTAAACTCTCAGCAGGGTCTAGATAGCTTGATACATCCTTAAGACGTTCATCGGAATAGTACCCAACCCAATCTCCTGATGCATAGATGTTGTTGTAGACTCTAAAGTGTTTACCGCCATAGACTTTTACAAAACTGGTGTCAGTCATGTAGATACCACCACCATAAGTGTTGTTGTACCAGCCCCTATCTCCAGTAGACCTATACCATTCTGAGTTAATAAGCCCAGTAGAAAAAGTGTTCTGAGCAGCAAATACTGCGGTCCTAAGTTGTGCAATAGTACTAGGACGTATGTAGTTGTTGTTTGCAGTATCTATCTGAGTCATCACATAGTTAATGTCTGCATTGGTAGCATCATACTCAGACCTAAACAGCCTAGCATTGATGTCTCCAGAACCATCACGCTCTACTACTGTACTAGCTGTAGATGACGTAGTAAGGTTGTGTCCATCAAGTTTGTCAGCATTCAATCCTGAACCAGAACCATCAACTGTCTTTAGCTTGGTAAGTATCTCAGCAGCAGTGTCGGGAGAACCGTCTGCGCCACTTGCACCAGTCGATCCAGTGTCACCTTGAGTACCTTGAATACCTTGGTCGCCTTGGATACCTTGGTCACCTTGACCACCTGTTGCGCCATCGTCACCGTCAGCTCCAGTATCTCCTTGGATACCTTGTATACCTTGGATGCCCTGATCACCAGCAGCACCATCAGTACCGTTAGTTCCATTTGTGCCATCTGCACCAGTAGTCCCGGCAGTGCCTTGTGGTCCAGTCGGCCCAGTCGGTCCAGCTACAGTTGAGTCAGCACCAGTATCACCAACCAGACTTTCCAGCCAAGTTGCTTCAGGGCCGATAAAGCCTGCTGCTACCGCTACATCATAGGCAGAGTAACCCAGCTCTCCAGTATCACCTTGGATACCTTGGTCGCCTTGAATACCTTGTGTACCTTGATCACCAGTGGCACCAGTAGATCCTGTTGAACCTGTGTTACCTTTTATACCTTGAGCACCAGTGTCTCCAGTAGTACCTTGCAAACCCTCGTCACCGTCAGTACCAGCAATACCTTGATCGCCTTGGATACCTTGTGTGCCTTGGGAACCATCGCTACCAGTAGCACCTGTTGGTCCACGGATAGCACCTACGTTAGTCCATCCATTAGCTCCATCAGATACATAACCATCGCCATCATCACTTGTAATCCATAGGTCACCTTCATCAGCACCTAATGGTAAGCTTGCGAAGTTTGCAACAGCACCTTGTAAGTATACTGAATCTCCATCTTGACCAACGACACCTTGTATGCCTTGGATACCTTGAGGACCAGTAATACCTATTGAACCTTGAGCACCAGTAGCACCAGTGTTGCCATTTAATCCATTGTCTCCATTGGTTCCAGCAATTCCTTGCTCACCATCTGTACCAGCATCGCCAGTTGTACCTTTGATGCCTTGAGCACCTGTGTCACCAGTAGCACCTGTTGCGCCATCTGTTCCGTTAGTACCAGCATCACCAGTCGTACCTTTGATGCCTTGCTCACCTTGAATACCTACACCGTTTATTCCGTCAGCTCCAGCTTCACCAGTTGTACCAGTGTTACCCTTGAGACCTTGGGGACCAGTAGCACCAGTTGAGCCATTAGTTCCGTTGGTTCCAGCATCGCCAGTTGTACCTTTAATACCTTGCTCACCTTGAGGGCCAGCTACAACAGAGTCTGCACCAGTCAAGCCAGTGTCTCCTGTGTAACCTTTGTCGCCTTTTATTCCCTGCGGTCCTGCCACAGTAGAGTCAGCTCCAGCAGCACCAGTGGCTCCAGTAGTACCTATCGGGCCTCTTGGTCCGGGAACAGTAGAGTTAGCTCCAGTGGCTCCAGTGTTGCCTTTTAATCCTTGTGGCCCAGTTGCACCATCTAGTCCAGCAGCACCAGTGTCTCCTTTAGCACCAGTGTTGCCTTTCTCATAAAATTCTATTACCTCAGTAGCAGCAGTTTCTTGTACTTCAATTACAGTTACAACATCTGCTCCTACTTCTATGGTTGCAGTAGACTCCAACACTTCAACTACAGCATCGCCATCCACAAATACTTCTACTACTTCAGTACTCAGTACTTCATTAGTAATGTTGCTAAGTGTCTCCACTGCAACGATTTCGGTTGACTTGGCAGTTGAATCAGAAATCATGCTACTACCTCTTGTGTAATTTTGAGTGCTCCTGTGTACTTGGTAGTTTTAAGTCCAGCCAAACCTGTGGGCCAGAACACTACTTCATACTTTGGTCGGAACGCTTCTAGTGTTTGTGTATCAGCAGGAACGAATACGAATTTGTATTCTCCCGGATTAGTTGTTTGGTCAGCTATGATTGCTGTCTTAGCCAATGACGCTTCAGTACACTCCAACTTAATAACGTGGTCAGTCAAAAGAGCTGCCACGCCATCTAGCTTATATCGGAATGTGAATGTCTTGTCATCACCTTGGTAAAGTTCTAAGTCGTACTTTGGAATATCTGAACAAGACATCTTGGTCTCCTTGTGTTAATTAAAATGGCTGCAACGTACACATCGCTAGGATGGTAGAGGTTACAGCACTGTAATATTGTTGCCCCGCATAAGCGGGGACTTGGTTAAGGTGTATCCGTCACTAGGTCAGAGACTGTGAAGTTGTAGCCAGTAAATGCCGTTGACCCAATAAGGTCAGGTATAGTGGTTACGGACGTTTCAATCTCGTAGTAGTGTACAGGAGGTACTGCTAGATCACTCAGGGCCTGTGTAGCTCCACCGTTGTAGATAGTAGCTATGTTGGCTGACTGATCGGTGTCCCAGATACCTACCTGATTGATTATGCCATCGAGGTAGTTATTGTGTATGTTACTGTCCCGACCTATTCGTAGTACCTGATCGCTTGTGTTGGTACCGTCTATTGATCCATCGTACCCGTTGTTGGCGTGTGTTCCAATCTGAGATACGACAGCTCCGTCTACTGCTATGGAGAATCTGCTGTAGTAGTCAGCAAGGTCTGCTGCTACTGCGCCAGTAGTTCCGCCATCGAAGGTGACTACAAGGTGGTTCCAAGCCCCGACTGTCAAACAGCCAGTTGCTAGTACTATAACCTTGTCAGTGTAACTACCGTACGTAACTAATATGTTACTGCCGCCGTGCTGCTGCACAGTGACCGTACCAGAGGTAGCTCCGCTAGGTTCGCCAAACACAAACAACGTGTTCGTGCTCGTAGACGTGCTTGGCTTCATCCACATAGCGATAGTCCAAGCGTTGCCGTCACCATTGGTTGCGCGTGAGAACGCGGTCATGGTGCTAGGGTTGGCTTGTAGCCATGTGCTGGTGCCGTTGAAGCTAAGAGACTTCGAGTTAGTGTACGCAACCTCGGATACATTGATAGTCACTGTAAAGTTAGTGATACCGCCGATAGCGTTAGCTGCCTTACAGTTAACCACGTACGCATCGCTGGAGCCTGTGAAGGCTGGAGCTGTACCGATTAACTGCCCAGTAGTCTGGTTGAGGACGGCCCACGAGGGAGCGTCTACTTCGCCGTACTGGTTCACTATGTCAGAGCCTGCATCTAGTGCTACCTGCAAGGTGAATGCATCACCCTCGGCCACACTGAACGACTGGTTGGACACGTCTGGTGCGAACGTCAGCTCAGGCTGGTTGCTCGAAGACAGAGACTGCTTAGTTATAGTGGGGATATCTCCGTAAGTAGTCAAGGTGTCCTTGTAACCTAGGAAGAAGTGGACAGAGCTGCCGACTTCAGGGTCTACCTTAGCCGTTGCTACCTTGTGTCCAGCGTCCTCGTCATAGATAGTCAGCTTGCCATCGTTGTTGAAGCGCAGAGAGAACAGGCCCTGTATAGTGCCTGATCCACCACCGTTACGGTACTGGTCGAGGTTGGCTGCAAAGAAGTAGCCGCTCGCGCCAGTGCTCATGTTCCAATCATTGGCTCCACCAATAGTAAAGACTAGCGCCTCATTGGTTTGGTACATGAACGTGTTGGCTAGGTTGTTTCTAGCATCTGTGATTCCAGAAGAAGCTCCTCCAGTGTACGCAGTGCCGAACATCACAGCCCTGCCGTCTTCGTCAAGCATGAACATAATCTTCTCGCCCATCACGATAGAAACGCCACTTTTGATTACAGTGTCCTTCTCTATTCCGGTGAGCAACGAGCTGCCCTGTGAGTTGTCCAGATCGTGAACAATATCCCAGAGGTTGTCGCTTTCAGTGATGATAGCGTTAGGGAAGACGAAGTTCTGATCACAGCCTAGCTGCATGAAGAAAGTAGTCTCAACCCTAGAGTTGGTAGTCTTAGCGATCTCTACTTCGGTAGTGCCACTCAGATCCACAAGTACTACGTGTCCGTCCTGTAGGAACCGTATTACTAGCTCTGCTCCAGCACTAGGCACGTACTTGTTTGACTGTGTAGTGTTAGTCAGAGTAGTCAAAGGGCCTGCTATGTATCCGCCAGAGTACTTGAACGCGAATGCCCAGTTGGCATTGCTACGAGAGTTGAACGTGCCAGCCTTAGCTTCCAGTCCATCCCAGATACCGAGGTTGTGAGCTACAGTAGAGTTGTGGTTCCACTTCATCTCAGATCCGCTTGCCAGTGTTGGGCCGAAGCTGAAAGGTGCTTCTGCTGCAATGCCTAACGCCAGATTGCTCTGAGTGTTGTTGACAGGGTCGCCTGCGTACTGACCATAGGAGAACGTCCAGCCGTTACTGGTGGCTGAGGTCGTAGACCCGTTGATCATGTTGGTCGCATTGATAGTTACAGTCGTAGCGTCACTCATAGTTAAGACTAAGTCTGTACCTACAACTGCACCGCTGGATACGAAGTTGTTTGTGTCTACGCCCAGAGTTGTTATGTCAACCGAGTAAGACGTGGAGTCTGCCAGTCCGAGGACTAGGTTGTCGCCACTAAGCACGAAGCTCTGTACTGGGTTGCCCTGTGAGGCAAAGCTCAGGCCGTTAGTAAACAGGCTGTTAAGCTCTGTCACTGCGTTGTTCAGTACGGAGTTAACCAGTGTGCCATTGATGCTGGCTCCAGCAACGGGCAGACTCTCAACGAGAACCTTAGCGCCGTCCTTAACTTTGAGCTGTATGGTTGTACCTACGGCTACTGCCTCTACTGTGTTTATGTTGTGAGGTACAAGCATCTGCTCACCTGTTGGCAAGGACAGATCACGTAGCAGTATAGACACACCAGTAGAGTCTGTACAGAAGTCCATAGCCTGATACTTTAGGTATGGGCTTATTAACTCTATGTCTTTGTCTTCATATAGCCTGTTATGGACGGTGGCCTGATAACGGTACAGACCTGTGCTGGGGTCTGGAACATCGCCTCTCTGCACTTGGAATATACCTAGGTCTACATCATCAGGCCCAACTTTAATGATCTCTGCCACTAAAGTCGTTCCTGCGTGTACGTCAACGGGGTGATCGAAGAACCATTCTATTACATCACCGGGGTTTATCAAAGTTCCTGCTGAAGAACGAGCTGATGCGCGTGGTAGCTCTTGCATGTACACCTGTCGGTTGTTTATGTTAATCCGGTACTCTAGTCGAACATCTTCGGCAACGCTCTCTGCTGCCACTGTAGTAATCCCTAGGCCCGATATGTTAACATCGAAATAGTTCTCACCGGAGTAGCCTGTAGAGTTAAGAGGGTCCGGTTGACCACCTAATGGCAGTGAGAAGAAGTCTGAGTACACTCGTCCACTAGGTGGTATGAAACCAGACGAACCTTGATTGGCTGTTATGCTCTGGTCCTTGAGTCCTCCCCACATAGGGAAGAAGTTGATATTACTGTTCAGGTTTGTGAAGTATATGTTCTCCGAACCTGAAGACATCTTGTGTTGATTTCCTAAGTACAGGGAATTAAGTGTGGTCTCTATAGCCCTATCTGAAATAAGTATTCTAGATTCTTGGTCGTATGTAAAGTGAGAAAGCACATCTGACTGGCTTTCGGAAAGCCCCTCTCCGTTACCTAGTATTTCTTCAACAACAACGTGCAAGGATTTTCCATCTGCAACTTTTGCCCAGACGTATTCGTCAGAATTGGCACCTGTAAAATCTTCTGTTTGGTAGTGCCTAACAGCAAACCTTTGTTGATTAGTTGGCTCACCCACAGAATAAACTAGTTGTAGCACAGCTAGGCCACTCTTTTGTACGGCAACGCCTGCACCACCCGTAGTTGTTATCTTTGTCCAGCTATCAGTAATTGTAGGCATTTTGCCTCCTATTTTAATGAACTCCATCCATTTGGTTTAAGAATGTGCAGTCCCTGTTTAGTTGTTATTTCTAGGTTAGCTGAAGATGATCCCTTAAGAACCACCTCCGCTATAACATTGCCTTCTGCATCCTTAATCATGAACCTATCATTTGTTAGGCTACGACTATCTAGCCTAGTTTTCAGGCTCATGGTATTCTCCTTATAGTTTTCGTTTGTAGATTTCTACCTTGATCTTTCTAGCCAAGGCTTCCATCAAGTAAGCGTCTGCTTCGTGCTCCTCGGTGCTAGTCTTAACACCGTGATAGTCGTTTATAAAACGTGCCATGTGATGACACTCGTGGAACACAGTAAACTCATCCCACTTCTTTGGCAAGACCATGTAGAAGGAATTGTTCTCTTCATCATAGCCTGCCTCTCCCAGTGTGTACTTATCCATACCGATTAACTTCTTCTCGACATCGGATGTTATGATAGCTACTGGGCAATTATACATGTCTATGTATATGTTTTGTGACATTAGGTTCTCCTAAGACCAAGCTTCATAGTTCATAGCATTACCTGCAAAGGCAATACCTGCTGCGTCAGCTACATTGTCAGCACAATCGTCATGACCTGTTGATGGCCCTAACTCTGTCTGTCCAAGCAGCTCTAACCTGAAGTGGTCGATATGTTCATGGTGCCTTGGCAAAATAATGCGGCCAGCATCAAAGTAGGGTACAGTGTTTAGGAAGCGAGAGAACTTATCATTGTTAGCTGTACCATCTCGTGGCACTGGCTTGACTCTTACAGATTTGTCTTTCAAGAATTGCTGGTTAAGATACAGGCCAGAACTCTTGTCCTCCATATAAAAGTACTTAGGTTTCATTGTTAGGTTGTTACGATCCTCAATATTCTTCAGCTTCCAGAACTCTCTCATCACTACGATAAGGTCTGGTACAGTCCACTTACCTAACTCTATGTCGAGTAGCACCAGCTTCCTAGTGTCTGCTGATCCTCTGGTAACGCCCCAGTGACATGCCACAGAATAATCTGAGTAGGTCTGGGTTGTTGCAGCAGTATCGGCTGTAATGAACGTGTATGCGAATCTACCAAACTCTTCAAGTGTCACGTATGACCTTAGTGAGTCTGCTGTCAAAGCTACCTTACCTTTAGAGGTAGGCATACCCATATACTGGGAATAGAATGTGTAGGGATCTTTATTCCACATACCAAGAAGCGTGTCAATATTCTTACGGATAGGCCAGAAAGAGGAGACCAGTTGGTCCTCGCCTTCAAAGTGCTTTACCTCATAAGTCCTGTGATCACCTTCAGGTAGTTCGTACAAGATAGGATCAACGTGAGTGTAGCCATAGTCTGCTATCTGCTTGTCGTACCATTCCTGTGAGCCAGTATCAGGAGTAACTACTCCGGGAATACTTAGCCACTTAAATGTGTCATTACTACCGCCCTTCATAAGAAAACCACAAAGGTCATCAGCATGCAATCTCTGCATAATGATGACTAAGGGAGTTGTCTCAGAAGCTAATCTAGACAGCAATGTGTTACCGTATCTTGCATTAATTTTGTTTCGCTCGCCGGGAGAGTTTGCATCATCAGGTTTGATTACATCATCTATAGACATAAACCCTGCGAACCCTTCCGCGAGTGCTCCAGCACCTTTACCAGTCATCTTACCAGTGGTTGGGATGGCGTGGAGCACTCCTGCACTCATAGTACCTAGTCGTTCAACAGACTTCTTGTTGTTATCTATAACAACGTCTGGAAAGACTCTGCGAAAGTCATCATCGGACATGATAGTCCTAATGTAACCTGAACATTCCGCAAGTACATCTGAGTTAAACCCTGTCAAAATGGTCTGACCTGAAGGGTTTCTGCACCAAGCGAATAGCGGTAAGAACTGGCTTACAATAAGCGTCTTACCTGCTCTTGGTGGTATATTGATGATCATACGAGTACATTCTTGGTCTATCAAAGTTTGAATAGCCTCGAACAGTATAACGTAGTAATCAACATGCATCAGGTTCTGTCCTGTTAAGATCTTGAAACAGAACCTGCTAAAGTCTTCAAAATTTCCTAGTAGATGCCCACGGAGTATATCAACCTCATGATCATCCATATTAGATACGTAGCTCATGAGATTCTCCTTATGAGTTTAGAAAGCCCTCAAGTAACTCCTGAGCGTCTTCCTTACTTGTTAATACCACTACAGCCTTAGCTGACATGTTTTGATTCTTGCCCTCTGCTATGAGTCGTGAGAGTTCTTTCGAGACCTCTATGTACGACTTAATATCAGCAGGCATATCAATAATTTCTTTTTCGCCAGCTTCGTTGACAATCTCCATAGGTCCACCCAAGGTTTGCTCCTTAAGGTCTGCTACTTCTGCCACACGTTCTGCTATGTGTACTGACTTCTCCATGATAGACTCGGCTAACAGTTCGTGATAGCGTCTTCGTATTTCAGGGTTCTGTCGTACCACTTCTCTTAGTTGCATGGCGTTGCAACCAATAGTCTTCGAGCGAGATGCCTTACCAAGATCACCCTTAGTAGTAAGCATCGCTTGAGCTATCGCTTCAAATTCAGTTGTTATTTCAGTCATTAGGTTCTCCTTACTAACTTAATAGGGTTTTGCAACGCAAGTATCTTTAAAAGGTACTACTAAGCTCCATACCCCCTAGATCCCCCTTTCCTCATTGGCGGTCAGAGACTACTATTACTCCTTCTAAGAATGTCGAAGTGGTAGCGCAAGTAGTAGTCTCTTCCTATAGCACTGGTTTAACGGACTTTAAAGAAAGAATCTCGTAAGTCCTTGTAATTGCTCAGGTTTCCAGTCTCCAAGTGTAGGAGGTGAGTCTAGCCCAACACCGTACTCTTCTTCCCAATAGACTTTTAACTCGGCCAAATACTCCCGGCTATATAGTTTTATAAATTCCTCTACAATAATATCGTAGAGCACTGTTCGGTGGTTCGCATGAGTGGCAAACGAGTCATGAATGAATATCATGGGCAAGCCCAGTTCCTTCAATCTCCTAGCTACCATCCTCAAGTGAGTTGCATCCAAACTGTGTATTACATTTGGTGCGATTGCTGATCTGTGCTTGTCAGTGTTGGGTGTTTCTACTGAGAAATCCATTATCTCTAAGAAGAATTCTTCTCCACTGGACAACCTACATACAAGCTGCCTTCTCGCACCCTTAACCTTCCTTTGCATACAGGTGAAGCCATCTGGTGCAGGCCACTTAATCTGTACGTTGCCATCCTTAGCCATCAAAGTAGCAGCATCGCTTACCCAGCTCACAGCAGCCTGTAGCGGCCCTAAAGTTTCCTGCAACTGTCTGTATAGGTTCATACCTAACTCGCCAGCCACCTTCCATTTTAGCCCCTCTCCTACTGTGTTCCAGACTTTCTCTTCCTTATCCCATACCTGTTTAGCTCCAAACAGCTTTCTGATCCATTCCATTGAGGTCATCATCGTGGCATTGTAGCCCCAAGTCATCACCGGGACCTTAGCAGCCTTGCGAGTAGCATATTGCTGCATCGACTCAGGCAAGATAGCCCTCCAATCAAATGCAACCTTCTCGTAGATGTCCATCTCAGCTTCTTCTTCATGCATACCAAGATGCTTAACTATGGCATCTGAGCGTACTACTGCACTCCAATGTTGAAGACCTGAACAGCGACCATCAAGTGGTATAAATGCTGGTAAGGGTTTATCCCTATCACACATATATTCAAGCACTAATTTAGCACACGCCAGATAGCAATAAGGCTTATCAGCAGTCATCCATTCGTCTACGTACATGTCCGTACACATAGCATGGTTCATCATTGTATCTATTGACCAGTCCTGTTCAGAGTACCCATTAGCAGCTTCTATAAGAGCACTAAACCCTTGATCTGTAAGGGGTTCTCTATAGGTTGGCACGATTATTGATTTCTCATGGTCAGCACCTTGAGGAGTAAATCCACAGGTGGTAACTACGTACAATCTTCCACGACTATCAGCAAAGTAAGGGAACTTGAAGGATTTCCCTAGGAACTTTTCAGCCGAATCTAGGCTCCTCTTGTACATAAAAGCTGAACTAGTCTTGTCAAAAGTGGGTGGGTATTTCTTAACAATGTCTAGCATGAACTCGTTTATCTCGAATTCTTCACTAGCCATGTCTGCTGCAATCGCTGTTGCATCCTTGTTAGTATCACCACTTACTCCACCTCTTACTGGAGTACTCTCTATTATTTCTTCTGAGCTTACTGGATAGACCACTACTGAGTCAGGTGCTCTCTCGCAATCCAGTTCAAGGTCCAAAAACTTTTGTGTCGGTACGACTACTCTCTCATCATACCCTCTTTTGAACTCAACATAACCTTGTAACTCCATCTCTCCCATGAATCTAAGAGCCACTAGGAATGGCTCACTGGCCTCTAGCATCTTCTTAGCTAACCTTGGTACAACTGAGTGTAATGGTAAGTCAAAGTGTATAGGAAGCGAGTACAGGCAATGCATGTATGCTCTTGTCCATGTCTCAGGCTTCTCTATTTTCCATCTATTTCCATTCATGTTGACAGGTCTTGTTATTCCTCCAGCCTTAGCTGGTAAAGGCAATATAACGCCTCCATCTAATTCGATCATATTGCCTCCTGTTTATTGAACTCCTAAGTATATTACTGCATCTAGCAAGTCAAGCTTGGTTCCACCAAGTACGAAGTCAAGGTGATCACTGTCCAAAAAGTCTCCAAACTCGGCTTCATTACTAAACCTCAGTAAATATTCCTTAGCTTTCCATGATAGCTTGTTTGATCTTCTCATGCCTGCGTACCAAGCAATCTGATGAGCTTTTGCTTTAGTCATGTTGCTTCCACAATAGAACATCTACGTCCTCCCTGTTATTTAACTTCTCTCACGTTAATCTTAGTCCAAATGTGGCATCCTGAATAGGTCTTTCTCCCCGGAGTCCATATATATTGGTACACTTCACCTTTGTAAAGTACTACCTCGTTCCATTTACCGTCTGGAAAAATTGTTTCCAAGTCTATCATTAGGTCTCCTTTAATCTTCAATAAAAGCTTTTAAACTTTCAGCCAACATCTCTAGTTTCGTTTGTAACATAATTTCGGGGTATTTAGACATTTGCAAGTCTCCCATTTCTGATGATACACTTACTTCACCATGTCCATGTATAAAACATCCAGCATTAAGCACAAACCTACCTTGATTCATCCCAATACCAAGTGTACAACGCCTATTAACTATACCACTTATTGTATCTACCATCAATTCAAAATCAAAATTGTCCACGGCAACTCCTTAAATTAAATAAAAAAGCCAGCTACAAATAAATGTAACTGGCTGTAGTTCTAGTACTGAGCAAGCAATCGCTCTAGCGAAACAAACTCTACGTCATGATCGGCTTGATCATATCGGTTCACATAGCTTTTCAGATGCGCGAATCCACGTATCTCAGTGTTATTAGCACCTCGATAGTCTTCATCATGCATGTAGAAAGATCCTGCACAGACTCCAAAATGAGGAGTGCCTTGCATGTTCTGTCTACGTCCAAACTGAAACTGCTGTTGATGACCATGTACGAAGCTGTGAGGAAACTTATTAAGCTTGTTCTCAACAGATCCACCTACTGGTCGGCCTGACATTGGGTTAGGCATAAAGTGAATGAAGCAAATATCATCAATAAAGCAAGGTACTAGGAAATCGTAAACAGTCCATCCACGCTTCTCAATATCTTTCTTGAGAGGGAATGTGTTCTTGAATCTAGGTTGCTCTGTGATAAGCCTACTAAGACGATCCTCATGGTTACCCATAATGAATACCTTGTTAGGCTTGTATGCTTTCTTCTTACCCTTACGATTACCTTTAATGGTTTCTTCCATGATTACATCGAAAGCTTTGAAGCCTCCATCATAATCTGCTTGAGTGTCATCGCCTACACGTTCTGTGTCTGCTTTATAAGATGACAAGCTAGGGAAATCCCAATGGTCTCCAATGTGCACAATGTGCTTTGGCTTATGTTCCCAGATATATTTAGATAACGCCCTTAGATGAGCTAAAGGTGAATCGCTATCAACCTGAGTATCTGCAATTACAACTATGTCATTGTTAGTGTTCATTTCTTTCTCCGTTTGACAGGCTTCTGCTTGCCAGTTTTTAAGTCGAATGTCGGGTGTATAATACCTGACGGATTATTTTGATGGTATTCCAAGTAATCAGCCAAGTTTCTCAGCCACTGTATAGGTTCTCTATACGCAAGATTGGTTTTGGTTGTCCTGAATAACATTCCAGCCATTACCTTCCCTTCGCCTACATTGCATGATCGACATAAAACTGAGCGACAGTGCCCGTTCTTATGAGAGTGATCTAGAGCAGTTACATTGACTTGAAGTGGGCCTCGACAAATCGGGCACTTGTACTTCTGCATCGCTGCTTTCTGCTTGCGGTATGTTGCGACATCATCAGCAGTCTTCAACTGCCTCTTTATCGTAGTCATATAATATTACACCTTTGACAAGATCGAAGTACTCTTCTCTGTTGTCGTAAGTCCAACGCTGTATGATTTCTCCATACTGCTCTCTTACCATGAATAATAGGTTGGCTTGAGTCTCTAGTTCGACCTGCCACTTCTCCCACCCATGAATCTTTTTGTACTCTTGGACCACAACGTATAGTGCAGTCTCCAAGCTCAAACCTGCAAGTAGTGATAGGGCTTTCTTAGGGCCTACACCTTTTCTTTTATAGTACTCTTGTCCTTTCTTAGCTCCTGATTTGTATACTGTTAGCTCTCTTAAGCCACAGCCCACAATGTGATCAGTGCTATCTCCTGTAAGTAACTGGAAATATAGTCCAAGTGTACCATCAAAGTATATTTTCTTTCCACGATCTTCTAAGCTCCCTAGTTCGGTTATTTCTACAACCTTCTGAGTAGCATCATCAAGATGACTGCCCGGGATTTGGCGTAGATCCTTGTCCAGACTCCATATAACTGTATTATCAGTTTGGTGTGTGCCTAGTAAGTCATCTGCCTCCATACCTTTATGAAAGTGCGTGTTAAGATTGTCAACAGACCAACGCTTTGCCCATGCCAGATTGACAGGTCTTTCTACGTCTTGACGGTTGGCTTTGTAATCATCGACCAGTTGATCTCTAAAGTTAAACTTAGTGGTAACAAACATGATGTAAGTATTACAATCTGCTGCTTCCATTAAGCGATCTATCTTAGTATTGATGTTCTTAGCAATAAGCTTCCTGCTTTGATCATCGTCTTCATTGAATACACAGCATGGTTGGTATATGATTATGTCGCCATCTAGCAACAAAGTCTTGTCCACCACCTCGTAATCAATAAGTCCTAAGTCCTCTAAACTCATAATGCTCTCCAAATAGAGCCAGCCCGGTTAAGGACTGGCAAGGTTCTTAGAACATTGTGTCGATTTCTTCGTCAGCAGCAGTGTACTCTTCATCAGGCTGAACATCTTCTTGGGTAGTAGCAGCTTCTGCTTCAACAACCATATCAGTCTCATCAAGATCTTCTAGACCTAATGAATCGAAGTCATCCTCAATTGCTCCACCAGCATACTCAACTAAGTCAGTTATGCAAATAAGCTGTGGGTATAGGTAAAGACCAAACTCACTCTTAACTGGACGGAACTGGAAGTGACCTTTAGTACCATTACCAAGACTTGTATCTTGATCAATAGTAAGACCATTCATGTCCTGTACACGACCTTTGATACCAATTTGGCTAACAGGGCGAGACTCTTTACGAACTCCTTGCTTGTCAGCTTTACCAACTAATGCAGTCTGTGAAAACTTAATGACTACCATGTCTTCAGTTACATCAGCTTCGTTAACGCCTTCAAACTTCTCTAATACTTCTTCACCAGATAGCTCATCTGCATTAGCAAAGTTCTTAGCACCTTTGTATACTTTCTTAAGCTTCTTGTACTTCTCTTCAGAAATAATGATTTTGACTTCATACGAATGAAACTCTAGATTGAATGTAGGTGAGCTTGGAGCCGAAATAGGTGGCTTGTTGTCATCATTCTTCTGAGACTTTGGAACAGATACTGAGCTGTACACGTAGATAACGTCTTTTACAGTTACGATATTGTTCTCTTTCTTTTCTGCTTGTGCCATGATAATAATTCTCTTGATTAATGTTTTGGGTTTTAAGAGACAGCGTAGAGCTACTAACTCGTTGCTATCATAATGGTGGAATCACAGGAGTCGAACCTGTGCCTTGGGCATGCATACCCTTGGCCTTCTTCCAATCGAAGTCATCCATAGTAGCGTTAGGTCGCAAGCCCCTTGGTTTTATAGTCTACAGGGAGACTGCTCAAGTAACGTCATTGCGTACTCTCTTGCGTTTACCACTCTGACGCTTTTAACGTCCTTTTATTCCGACATAGGCCACGAGCAAGTTGACTAACTTAATAGTGCTTGCAAGGGTAAGTAGTATCCTATGACCTTCCAGTACATTTGCCACAATCGCAACTAATGTCCTCCTTAATGAATGCTTCAATATCCTCTTCAGTATATCCAAAGATTCTACCCATCAATCGGTTGTACTCTATTACGCCATACTCCTGAACTCCATTCTCTAGCAAGTAAATATACTCACCAAGAAGCTCACGATTGTTTGGCTTGACTATTACGACCTCTCCCTCAAGTTGGTGTAGTATTAGTGCACCAGTACTAGCCATACAACGAGCTAGTGCGTATGAGGAATGATCCTTTTCCATTTCTATTGCTGCAAGTGGTTTAGATCCTGCTAGGACTAAACGTACTTCACAGTTCTCATGTGGTGCTACTTGTCCCATTAGACTTCTCCAAACCTCATAGATATTCTCTCTAGCCAAACTTGCCTGTCTTCATTGCTCATTTTTAGCATCTTCAAAATATCTCGCTGACCCAACTCAACGGCAGTAATTTTGTATCCTGCAAGTGGTGATGTCAGGAACTTTTCTGAAGATACAACATCTTTATTGATCAGTCGCATTCAATTTCTCCAAAGCCGTTTCTAAGTTAGCAAGTGCTCTCCATGCTAGACCTACATCATGAAGCATCTCGCTATCTGGATCAATCGTACCAGCATCTATCAAGTGACGCGCTATGCAATCCTTGTGATCTGTCGATTTATCTCTGGACCAATGCAAAGGTTGGCCGGGGTTGTGCTTGTCATTACCTTTCTTAGATAACTGAGCAACTGCTGCAAGTGCTAGCGGGAAGTAGTTTAGTACTCCTGAGAATATTGGTGTATTCTTGCGATCATCTGAGTTGTTGCTTAGTCTCATACCAGCTAGAATAATGTTGGCTTCACAGCCTTCTGCTACTGGGATGTCTTCTAGGTCAACCATAGCAGGAGCCTTGGTAGCAACTGCTTCTGCAAACGAAGGACCATCATTAACCTTGATAGTGTATCCATCTTCATTCATGGCATATTTCTCACCAGAATAATCAGACCACTCTTTCTTACAAAGTTCTGCTGTAGAGTTCTCGACCAAGTTTTCTGAGACCTCTTGCCATTTAAACAGATCTACAAATCTAGGGTGTCCATCGTCATCGTCAAGCACCTCATCAATAACGTCATACTCTTTACCAAAAGTCATGCCCGGTGCTTGACCACCACCATCACTACTGTAACCTAAATATACTCTCATCTTACTCATTTCTTTCCTCCAAGGAACTCATTTTTATCTGCCCAAATATAGAAGTAATGGCTAATAGTTATGCCAATACTTCCACCTGCACCTGCGCTTAATATATATGCTACTGGACTTAGTTGTGCATTCAATACGGCCCATGTTAATGCAAACTGCGATATGGTTATAAACCAACTTATGGCAGCAGCAGCAGCTACTTTCTCGTCACGCATTACTCTGCTGTTTAAGCCTAATAGAAAGACTCCTGCTAGAGATGCTAAGAACACCATTAAAATCATTGATAGCATCTCTGCCCCCTTACTTGTCTCTAAGATTAAACATGGAATCTAAGTACCATTTGCAAGTTACTCTTGCATTACTTTTGCCCATGTTAGCCCTACCTCGGACCTTACACTCATCACTGATGTTTATTCTTCCTTTGGGTAGGCTACCGTCCTTATGATAAATCTCAAAAGGTCCGATAGCACATCCAGAAAGAAATAACACTAGCACAATACTAGTGAATTTCAGCATAACTATCTCCAAAATCTACGTCACAATCAAGTTTCCTGTTAAGCTTTAGCTCATCATTAACCTGATCAATTGCTTTCTTAAGTATGTCGGTCATGGCATCTCGGTTGCCTTTCTTAAGCTCAAAAACACCCTCATCATGAAACTGGGCAGTGATCTGAGGACGCTGTTCTAGTATGTAATATACCCAGCGATCAAATGCATACGTGCCAGTACCTTGATTAAGTGTGCTAAACCGATCCTTCTCAGCTTTTAGGTAGAACCACATCTCAGCAACAGGGTTCCATAACCACTTCATGCCTCGTGAGTTCTTGACTATGCACTCTTCAGCAATCGCAATAAGCGACCAGTTACGAGACCAATAGGCTTCATGCAGTACCTCACCAATTGACTCGTCCACACCAGCAGCACGAGCAATAGTAGGAGGACTAGCACCATAAGTAGCTGCATAGTTGGTTCCTTTTCCTGCGTGTCGGATGGATGCGAGCTTACTATGTTTAGCATACTCCTGATCATTACAGTTCTCCTTGTCAAAGTCTTTGTAAAAGTCAACTTCAGCTTTTGTCATAAGACTAGCTGCTATTGCCATGTCACAGTGAGGATCGAAGCCCGGTTGCATCATATCTGTTACGTATTCGGGATCGTGTTTCCACATATAGTGTTGCTTAGTCCTGTCTTCAAGTGATGACATGTCGCTACCGCAAAGCTCAAAGTTCTTGCTGCGAATAGTAAGTAGCCCCCTGATAAGCTTCCCGTAAGGCTTTCTGGTTGACGGAATGTTGACACATACTTTGTGCTTAAGACGTAGGGTATTGGTAAGACCCTGATTGGCTGCATAGATGTAGCCCTCATCATCGCAGTTCTTGAGGAACCCGTTAACGACTGACATTCTGTGTTTGACAATTGACATCTCCTCTAGATACTTGAGTGCTGGCTCTTTAGCAATCAACCTTACGATTGATGGGCATAGATCACCCTTTAAACCATCGTTACCATCCTGCTGTATCTTGACCTGTGCGATTACTCGCTGTTCATTGGTCTCCTTGTCACGGACGTATTTGAAGCTCTCAGGAACCCAACCAAGTTTGTTTAACCATGATTTGAGTTGAGTATGTGAACCAGCATTTGGCTCCTCATAACTAGCAACGTACTTGTGCTCATCCCTACTGTCGAAGTCTACACCATGCTCTAGGCAGAAGTCTTTCCACTTAACACCGTGGGCTGACATATCTCCATTGACCTTGAAAGGTTTGGCTGGCCTACTCTTTGTCTTGTACTTGGGATTCTCAGGCATACGAAGCTCTAGTGCATCTTTAGCCTCATTAAACTTTTGCTCGAACATGGTAAATGCTGCTTCAGTGTGTGCCACTTTTAGCTTCCAACGTGACTTCTCCTGCATTTGCAATACCTTAGCCTTGAAGCTCAAGTGTCTTACAAGTCTCCATACATTATGACTAGTGCTGTACAGTAATACCAAATGCTTCCACATCTGCTTCCACAGTGCTGTCTGGATTCTTACGTCCTCCTCGCACCTGTGTACATAATCTTCTAGGTCTAGGTTAGTCCAGTCATCAATTTCTGGCTTGGCAATACCTAGTGCCTCTCCCCAATAAGCCAAGCCATGCTTAGTCTCCTTGGGATACAGATACCAAGACAGGTATAAGGTGTCGATAATTTCAGCCTTAACCTTAATTTTTAGTATCTTCTCTACTGCTGGACCATCGTAAGCTGCTCCATTGTGCATAATAAGAATGTTATTGGGATCTGCATACATTGCTGCGATCTCTTTCATGTCTGTTAGCGTAAATGGTTCAGCGATTTCCTTGCCAGTCTCGTCAGTCTCCTGCCAGCTAGCACAGTATAGTTTTGTTAGGTCTGACAAGAGATTATCACCCTCTACGTCAGCACAATAAATTCTCTTGTCCATGTTAGCTCCTAAAATAATTCGTCTGCTACTTGGATGCCCTCGATATATAGGCCATCACACATATAAGACACTTGCTCATTCCAATAGTTTTCTTCATTACTCTCAAAGAAGTCCACATCAGCGACTACTTCAACTTCCTCTTCTGCACCGAACCTATTCAGTGCTTCATCATTATCACTCATCGTGCTAATCCTTAAAGTTAAGAGCCAGTGTTCCCATTAATTTGGCTTCACCGTTCTCTACTGCATCGTTAGCGTCCTTACTACCCACTGGTTTGCTAACAATATATATATTATCCCACATACTTAGTGCGGTCTCTTCGGCAAGCTTGCCTACTTCATCATCGTCCAGAACTAATACAATATTCTTGAACTTGGCTGGTACTCTGTCTTCGATATATGATAGGTTCTTGTATATGCTTCCACCGCCTGCTGTCAATGACACTACTGGGTATCTACCCTTGTCACCAGCTAGGCTTAAGCAATAATCTAACGCTATAGCATCGAACTCACCCTCTGTAATCCATAGGGTATCACCACCAATTTGTAAAGCCCTTTTAAGCCCAAAGACATCAACATTAGCTGTTCGTCCAAGGGCAAAGAAGTCTTTCTTATGTAGTGGTCGTATTTTCCAGCCAACTAGTTCTCCATAGTCTGAGTATGGAAATCCAATTGCATAAGGAGTCCTACCATCAAATTCGGATAGCAGTAACCTAATACCCCACTGAGTATAAAACTTAGTGGGTATTCCCCGGTAACCTCCTTTTGGCTGAAACAGCTTACAGGATTGGACATCTCGTACCTCGGCCATTTTCTCGGCCTCTGATTTAACGTGTACGGTTGGTCCTTCGCCACCTTTGTAGGGATCTCCTTTTTGTTCCCAGCAAGCACTGTGACAGAATGATGTGTACCATTCCAGACCTAGTGCTTCATCGACATTTAAGTAGACTTGCAAGCTATCTGAGCCACCACAATCTAAGCATGCGCGTTTCTCAACACATGCTGCTGTCATGACTATTTTCCTTGGTATGCGTATGGTGATAAGTGGTATCCAACAAGTTTATAAGCAGTGTTTTGGATATTTTCACAACTATATCCTGTACTACTACTTCTTGCTTCTTTCATAGCACTTAACCCAACTTTAGTCGTGCTAGTAAGCCAATACAGTGCATCAACATCTCCTTGTTTAGTTAGTTCAATGGTTAGTGTTACTGGTGTAAAGCCTTTTGCCCCTTCTTGTAGGTGTGATTTGCTCATGATTATTTTCCTCCTTCGTATGCGTATCCTGATAAAGGGTGTCTAATAAGTTTAGAAGCAGTAATGCTAACAGTTTGTAAAAAGTCCTTATTAGTCTTAGTATGCCTTGCCCCGTTCATAGCAACCAAGCCATTAAGAGAAGTGTTTGCAAACCAATGCAGTGCATCAATCTCTAATTGGGTAGTTAGTTCAATGGTTAGCGTTATTGGTACAAAACTTTGTGGTGATACTTCTCTTACACTTGCTGTACTCATGAGTAACTCTCCAAATTTTCTCTAAGTTCTTTAATGTCATCCATGTCTATGCCCTTGTTAAAATCATCACAGTACACAGTGTCAAGATCTGTCGATTGCTCAACAGTACTAATAAGACAATCAAGTGCTAGTTTCAGCGTATAATCATACTTTTCTGTAGCCCTAGCCAAATGATCTAGCAAGGAATTACTATAAACTAACAGTGCTGTTGTTGCTGCTGCACCAGATACTCCATCGGCCTGAAGTATTGACATGGCATATTCAAAACCCTTGTTAGCTGTTTCTTTAGTGGCGAACATACCATTCATGTTACTGCGTAGATCTGATGCTGTCTCGCTCATTTTACTCTCCTGTGTATTTCGTCAACTATATCATTAATGTATATGCACGTTTCGTAGGATACAACATCTTTAGGTTTAGTTCCAGACATCATTAAAGTGTTTTGTTTAGATCCTCTAACTAGTGGCCTCTTTGAACCACTGCGATAGACATACCCAACGCCTGTAAAGTACTTTAGTACGGCTGCTTTTGTTTCTGTCATCTCACAAGATCGGCCTAGCTTAACCATCACATCCCTAACTATGCCTATGACCAAACCACTAGTAATTGCTGTGTAGTCTGTAGCCATAAGCACATCAGTCGCTGACATGCACACTGCTGATAACATATTGATACCACCCTGTTCAGAGTAGTTGAATATGCCCTCGGCTGTACCATAGTGAGAGGTCATTCCAAACTCATACACTCGGTCAAGTTCTTGGAATGCCTGTACTATGTCAGCATCAGTGACTTCTCTGATAGAGTATTTGGCTGATATGATACGCCTAGTCTCGGTCAAGGTCATCTTCTGCCAATCCTTGTCCTGCTCACGACCTGTTGGTGAGGCGAAGTAGACGATCAAGCCTTCCTTAGCCAAGTAAGATGCATTCTTAGCCTCTATGTAGGCTATGCAAATATCTACATTTAGGTCTATTTTATTCATCACTAACCCCTCGTGTCTGTTAGGGTTATACCCAAATTATCTGCAATCCTTTGAATCATATCTAAGTGGGCCTCTGTTGAATCGTAATCAGGTTCCCACTCTTCGTCTAGCAACATCAAAGTGTCTGTGTATATTGCATCTAGTGCCTCTTGTGTACTTACTTCAGGCCAAGTACTCACTGTAATGTCTCTCCTTCAGGCATTTTATTGTCTTCACTGGTATAGTTATGATCAAAGGTAATACTGTACAGTGATGCAGCAAGTGTCATTACACTGGTTAGTGTAACTAGAACTATAATGCCATTGTCCAACTCTATCTGTACTACATTACTCAGCTCTCTGGTATCTTCATACTCACTGTATATAGTCACATGAGTTGGTTCGTTGTCATTATATAGTTCCATGTTACTCTCCTAACGATTATCCCAACGTGCCTTGTAAGATCTGACATCGACATGGGTGAATGTGTTGTAAGTACCTATCCCATATTTGTCGGGGTACTTGTCATCAAAATACTGTGCTACCAAGTAGGGTACTATGCCTGAAACTTGAATATCTGCTGCTGTTCCTAACAAGTGTTGCGAGGTCCATACTCCACCTACACGCTTGTTATGGATTGGGCAGCGATATGATGAAGTGATCTTGACAGACCTTCCGTAAACATTACGAATGTCTTGCAAGACTTCGATCAGTTCTTGGTTAAGCTTCATCTCGCTGTCACAACATACCTTGCCCTGAGCTTTACCTTTGCAAGCAAACTCAGTGTCTTGGAAGTTCTTTGATACTTTCATCTTATTCTCCTGTTTAATAACACTTCGTTTACAGAGATTCGCTCTGCTCACTCAGTAACTCTTTGTTAAACGGCCTTCACTCTGTATTTAAAGTCTGTGTATTGGTCTATCACTTCATGGTGGCCATCAAAGTTAAAATATATATTCACATCTAGCTTAGGCCAAGGTAGGTATTCAAACATTGCTTCCGCAACCCCCTGCGCCTTAACGATTGTCTTCTTTCTGTTAAGCTCAAAATCTGTTATTTCATAGTCCTGCATACCGTCACTCCGTAGTTAGTATCCGTTTAACAAATCAATCAAAAAGACCTGCGGCATTTTATTTCCAGCATTATACCTCATAATATTCTTCTAGATCTTCCAACAAGTCACTTATCCTCATATACATATTATCTGCCCGTTCCTGAATACTGGCAGGCAGTGATAGGTAGGGAACTCCGTACTTTAAGGACAACTTTTTAGGCAGTGCCCCAGCTTTTACTAGCAACTGCTCATAAAAAGCAATCTTCTTTATACCTGCCTCATAGTCTTTCATAACACTACCCCTTAATAGCGCGTAAACCTAATCCGGCTAGTGCTGTAATATACAACAGATTGCCATATTCAATGTTCATACCACTGATCTGAGTCATCATACCAGTAGCTGCTATTGACAACTCAGGCTTACCAAACACTGCCAAGACAGCTCCCAGTAACGAAGTAATGAATGGGGCGAACACTACCAACGTAATGAATTCGTCCTTCCACGTACCTGTCTGTTGCTGCTGACCAGCTAATTCCCACTCAGCCTTGCTAAGAAGTATGCTGTTTTGTCCATCTTGTTTAGCTTGTGCTACCT